ATACTACATCTTCGAAACTATGAGTAGGTAATTCTAAATGTGCTTTTGCTACTTCAACATTACATCTTGGTGTGTTACTAGAACCACCAATACCAAATGTTAAGTCAAATGCATTTGTAATTACTCCTCTAGACTCTTGTAGTCTTTCAAATAAATCTAATGATCCATTTGCTGTGTCATTTAAGTAGCAAGTAAAGTTACCTGATACTGACCTTGTTCCCATTACATGACCTAATGGAAGGTTAACTGTACCTAATGTTTCTGGTGTTAGGTAAGATAAATTGTTTTCAATTGTAATATTACCGCCTGTTAATGTAACACCATATGTTACATCACTACCATCAACGTTCAATGCGCCTAATGTACCTGTTGATTCTGATACATCAAAAGCAATTGTTAAGTCTGTTAGTTTTTGTCTAATAAAGTTACTTGTTGAACTTATACCTTCATTTACTATACCTAATGCAGTAGTACCGGTAATGCTATTACCCGAATCTGTTGCTCTAGTCTCTAAAGAAGCTACTTCTTCAACACTCTTACCATTACCAGACCAGCCTATTTGTGCGATTCCATCAATATCAAAGTCAATTGATGCAGAGCCCACTGAACAGTCTGCTAATTTGTAAACTGTTACTCCGTCTGTTCCTGTAGTATAAGTGTCGCCTTCGCTATCTTTTGATGCGCCTAGTACAAAGAATAAGTCAAATACGCCTAAAGTAACTTGGTTTGAGTTTGCAAAGTTGAATACATTTGGCTCGTAGTCTGATTTATCAGAACTATCTACACCTGCTGCGTCATCATAGTTACTTGCTGACATAGCTGCCCATAGTGGGCCTTCAACCGCAAACTTATCTGCGTTACCTCCGTGTTGACCATTCGTGACACCATTTGTTGCTGTTGTAGCGTTTCCGCCACCAGAAACTGTTGGTCTCATGTAGGTACTAAAACTCCACTCTGCTGGTGCAAAAGAGTCAGTAAACATTGCTCTACCTCTCTTACTGTAGCCAGTGGAATTAGCGGCTTCGTTCAAAGTAATCTCTGAAGTATTTGTGCCTTGTGAAAATGAAAAACCGTCTAAAACAGGAATCTCATATAGAGCTGTGTTAGCAGTTGTGCCATCATGTGACCAAGTCATAAATACTTTGGTATCTCTACTAAAGAAAAATGCCATTATTTTCTCCTATTAATATCGAATCTCGACTGTTATTTCACCAACGCCGAGAGGTTCGAGTACTCCTTCATCTGTATCTACAGTAATGATATTAGTCTGTACTGTAGATTGAGATGCTCCTGTTGAATCATAGTATGTTAGTGGATCTTTATCCTCCAATACTGTTTCAACATCTTCCAACAACTCTTCGAGTGCTTCGATAACATCATTGTCATCTGAAACATAACATCGAACTGTTAGTCGTAAAAATCTAAACCTAAACCCGCCACCTTCATATTCGCGAGTTTCTGCTCCTGCTCCTACATGTATTGTAGGAAATTCTGTTACTTCATCCCAGAACTTTAGTCTTCTTTCTACTGAAGAAACTGATGTTCTAAAGGGTGGAGTTCCATTAATTCGTTCCAACTCTTGTGCTAGAGCTTCTACTATGGCTCGGCGACGCGTGGTATGTTTCCTTGCTAGTGTCGAATCCATTAGTTTATTGTTACTCCAAACTTAGTGCCAATCATTCCTGTGGCTATCTCTCTTAAAGATTTTCTAATCAGTTTTTCAGGGTTTCTTTGAGGAGTGTACATATCCCCACCTGGTGCAAATGTTTCATAGGGGTTATTCATGTAAGTGGCTTCAATCATTGTATTTCCGCCTCTTACCCCTTGTGTTACATTTGTTACTCTTACTGAGTTTGCAAATCTACCTGTTCTATAATTTAATGCAGGACTTGTCATATTCTGTGCTACTGCTACAGGTAATAATTCATTTAGCATATTTCTTAAAGCTAGAGGATTTGTGCCTGCTTTTTGGTCTACTCTACCTCTTCCTCTCTCAGCTTTTGCTTTTCGTACTTTTTGTAGTTTAGCTGATTGTTTGGCTACAACTACCTTTTTTAATGCTTCATTTAAATTAAAATTACCTTTGTTTGATTTTTTACCTTTTGCTTTTTTACCTGCATTTAATAATGTTTTATTAATTTTAAGTCTAAAATCAGGATTGGTACTTCCTACTTTTACATTCTTTAAAATTGCTTCTAATATTTTAGTTTTTGCTATTTTTTCTATTTTAGTATTAAAACTATCTGAGCCTTTTAAAGCTCCCCCTTCTTTTGCTACTTCATCCCTATTAGTATTTAAAAATCTTAAAAAAGCGTTGACTTCATCTCTTGCTGCACGCTTAATACCATTTGCATCCGCCCAATTCATTTCACTATTTAGAGCTTGGTCTCCATACTCTGTATAAACTGAAATGCTCCTAGTATTTGTAGCAGATGTAAAGTCTTGTACATCTTTTACATAATACTTCTTCTTTATAGGATTAAAAACCTTTGTTATAGCTTGCTCCATTAACCAGCCTTCGCCAGGGTATTCTTCATTGAAGTTTCTTTTAAAGTTACTTACAGCATCATCATATCCTACTCCTTCACCACCGCCTTCTGCAAGTACTTGTTTAGCGATAGTAGTTTGAAAGCCTCCTTTCATCGCAGTATCTCCATGAAGTCTTTGTCCTGCATGTTCTGGAGATGTAAACGATTCTGGAATATGTTGAAATTGCCCACCTTGAGTAGTAAATCCTAAACCTCGTTTTTTACCCATTTCATCTTTGATTGCTGATATAGCATCATACCAAAGGTCTTGCATTGCCATATTAGTTTTAGGTATATTTGTTGGTTCCCCAGTAGTTTTAGTATAGGTTTCAGCATACTTACCTCTATGATAGGTTACCTGTATACTTCCACCTCTACCTTTTGAAACAAATATGCCACTGCCTTTACCAGTAGACCCAAAATACTTTCTAAATGCTTTTCTAACATTTGCTTCTGAGTATACTTGATGCCAGACTCTTGTTTTTACTATATTAGCAATTGTAGTTTTACTAGCTGGAGGAAGTCCTGCTCTTTCTCTTGCTTGTATTACTCGGTCAACCATCATATTTACTAGATTCTTTTGTTTTATTAAGAATCTATGTTCATAAGTAGCATCAGAACGGCCTCTTGCATCTTGAATGTTAGATTCTTCCATCATTCGTTTAAAGAATGATTCTACTGCATCTATCATATAATAACTCTATACAAGTCAAGTACTCTTTTTATATGGTCTGGAAAATCAGAGTTATCTCTAATTCCAGAAGTTCCTTGATTCTGTACTTGCGCTCCGCCTAAAGTTCTTCTTTCTTTATGTTCGTCTTTCATGTAGTAATTTACTAAATCAAATAAAGCTAGTTGTAAGTCTTTTGGTGTAGAAGCGTATCCAGCGGTGTACGTAATTTTTACCGCACCCATACCTCTAGCAAAAGGTGTAGGATTTCCTTCTTTTGTTGTTCTTATAACTGCATCTGATTCAGTTTCTACATAGTATTCATAATTACCTGTAGTTAAAGTTTTATAGTCTTCCGAGTAAGATGTTCTTTCTTCAACAGCACTAACCGCAATTAACGGACTTTCACTCATAATTAAGGTGGTAGTCGAATTATCATTAATACTGAAAGTTTCAATCTTACTTGTACTGACATAATCTATAAAAGATATGCCACAATACTTCTTAACTAAATCAGATACCTGAGGTACTATAACAGCAAGACGATCATCATCCTTCTCCCCTCGAAGGCCTTCTGCGTCTTTATATTCTGCTACTGTTATTAAGTCTGCCATAGTTAAAAAGGGTGGGTTTAAGGAAACCCACCAAAACCATCGTAGTATTAAGCTGAAGCTTTATACATTTGTGCCCATTTTGAAGTTGCACCATCAATTAAATCGATGAAACCAAGTCTTTGTGAAGCCACAAGGACTCTTCTTTGGTTAGCTACTTCGTAGTCTGACTCAATTGTAACACCTCTTAATCTTGGCATTACATAGTTTCTTGGGTATACTGCAACAGCGTTAAACTTAGCAGCTGCTTTAGAAGCGAACTCGTCACATAATAGTACTCTTGATCCGAATACTTGTCCGATTTCACCACTTAGCTTGGTAGCCATGTCGCCAACTAGGTTAGCGTCTTGGAACTCAGCATCTTCTAGTAGATTATAGTACACATCTTGTGATACGACATAAACTACGTCTGCTGGGTTAACACCATATTTACCCATGTTCTTTCTTAGTGCAAGTAAGTCAGCAGCTGTTACAACGTCAGCAGCAGCAAAGTTACCACTTGGTTGTGTATAGTCACTGTCATTTCTTGCTAAGTGTAGTAAGCCTTCGAAAGATGCGCCACCAGTACCAAAAGCACCGTCAGCATCGTCACCAGCTAAGATAGCATTTTCAATTGCTCTAGCGTGTGATCTTACCATTTGCTCTCTAATTAAAGGTAGAATTGGTAAAATTGCATCTTCTTCTGTCTCATTACCTAAGTATGATTGTGAAATAAGTTTTTTAGTTGA